TTGTTTTGTCAGCAATCTCTGGCTTGTATTGCTTCATTGCAATAACCGCACAGTCAAGTAGAAGATCCATAGATTTGATATTGTCTTCTGCTATATTCTCATCAGATATTTTTTGAAATTCTTTCATGAAGTCTCTTAATACAGATATCTTCAATGGCTTCATTTCTATTTTTGTACCATCTTGTAATTCAATTTCTACAACTTCGTAAACACTTGTTGCCACGTAAAGCCTCCTTAAGACTATATAAAAATTATAGCACAAAACCCACCCCCCAAAATGGAGAGTGGGCAAAGTGTTTTATGAAGTTGTATTACATTTGTGTTGGTGCTTGTCCAACTGTTCTATCGACAATCTTGCCGTATGAACCGTTAGATGCTGACAACAAGCGGAATGTAACTTCGAACATAGAAGGTGTATCTCGTTTTGCGGAAACTGATACATTCTCGATTGAGAGTGCACGGTTTGCTACGTAAATACGTTCTACTGCTGCGTTTCCTGTTTTTGTTGGGTCTCCAGATCCTGGGCCAACTGCTACAAGTGCACGCTCTACTGGAACATCGCCAATTTCTCCTGAAGAGAGATTTAAGCGGGCTCCGCTGAATCCTTTGTCTGCTTCTTTTGCTGCAATTGCTGTAACCAAGTTATCAAGTGTTGCTTCTGCAAAGCCTGTAACCATGGATACTTGCATACCTTGTTTGTAAAGTTTTGCAACGTCTAGCAATTGATCAACTTGAACTTCACCAAAGTCTGGTTGGAATTGTAATTCCAAACCATTCATTGTGTAGCCAACGCTTGACCAGTCTGCTGAATCAGCAAGGGTGTCTTTGTAGGATGTATTAACACTAAATGCTGGAAGAGATGAAGTTCCTGTTCCAGTAAATGAATAAATTGCTGATGCACCTGTACCTGAAATGTATTCAAGTGGGCTATCTGCAATAAATAGTGCTGCTGCACCTACGATGATTTGTTTTGAATCACCACGTGTATATGCCATATTTTTTTCCTCCTCTATTGTTTAACATAGTGGGGGCGTATCCTCAATATCAATTATAACTTGTATTTACATGATAGTCAAATTTAACAATTAGGTCAGTTTGATAGGGAGTTCTTGTAGTATCTAGGTTTGTAGCGTCTTTCATGTATGTTACTTGATATGCATTTACACATTGAAATTTTACATCAGATGGTCCAACAAACTCATTTATGTCCTCGGCTGCTGCATCTTCTCTGTCTAGTGATGACAGCATTACGTGTCTCATAGCATAAACGTCCTCTACGCTAGCCCCTCTAATTGAATAGAGCATTTGTTGAGATTTAACAGGATAGAAGTATTTATCTTTTCCTGTTCTTGCTTTTACAAAATTATCATACAAGATATATGGTCTTGATCCCCAGGCTATATTAGAAGCATTTGGATCGTTAATAGGAAATATAGGGACAAAACTAATACCGTTATTTTTATATTGATTATAAAATGTTTCATCTGCTAATCTAAATTGTTCCCATACATATCTATTTACCAATAGTTCTGGTGTCTTAGTATTTAAGTTAGGTATATTAATTGCCAATTTGATCTTCCCCCGGTAATTTTGCTATCCAAGAAAGTGCTGTCATTTTTCCTACCCCTGATGCACCTGTACCCTTTAAGGCTTTCTTAAAGTTTCTCTCATATTCTTTTGGGGATTCAAAATGCTTATAAAACTTTATTGACTTTAAGTATACTTGACTTAGATAGTTATTATAGAATTCTTGAAACACACTTACAAAGCCACCTCTTGTTTCTGCACCACCAGGATTAAGGATTGTTATAGGTCCCATTCTAAAGTATTCTAAACCGTCTATTTCGAAAAATAAAGCCTGTGCTTCTTTCTCCTTGATAACTACTGGGATACCTTCTTCCATGACCTCTGCTTTGTCGTAAAATGGCTCAGAGGACCCATCCTTGACTGTCTGTGATTGTAAAAATTCTGCACTGATAGTAGAACCTCTTCCTGATGATACGATGTCCAAATCTACAAGTCTTGCTGTAGGGTTTCCTACCTCTCCCCATTCGTATACATGGTGAAGCATTCCTGGGTGCATTCTTGCAACTCCATCAAGATATTGATAAAAAGCATTGACGCTAGTATTAGCAACCTTTCTATTTATGTATCCTTGTTGTGCCTTAGTTTCTGTAATAAATCCATCTGTATATTGAATAAGGTTGTTTAACATCTTGTTTATATTCTTAGTATCAATTTTTGCGGTAATCATTAGTATAGAACCTCATATTGTCTTGTAGATCTAGTTAGATAGCCACGATAAAACTCTGGATTGTTAAATGCATCAAATGATGGTACAAAACTTGTTACTTCATACTGGGTAACGTTATCTTCACTTTCTGTCCAAACATAGTCCCCATTATTATCTTTAATGTTTGTTATCAATATTTCGGTTATTGGGTAATATGTTCCATTTTTCTTTTTTTGAATATTTTCTTTTAATCTAAAGGCTATGTCTGAGTTGTATTGAAAAAATGCTGAGTTAGATTTTAATTCACTATTAAGAGTCTTATCTGACATAGCAGATACTGCAGAGCATTTTACTGTTCTATCAAGAACCCAAGTTTTTTCCATTGTTCCAAAATCATTTTGTTTAGTTTCTGCATAGTATATTTCAGCAGTCATTGGATAAAGTATGTTATCTATTCCAGCACCTGGGAGCATTTACAACACCCCAACACGCATCGGTCTCTTATATCTCTCCAAGATCCTATCAACGATAAGATTGCCTGTTGTGGCTGTCCAGTTTTTAGCAAACTTAATCTTAAAGTCATCATTGTCAAAAGACTCTATATATCTATTTATATACTTAATGTTATCTTTAAATATATCTTGAATTAATAATTCACATGCTTCTTGAATATCTTGAGGAATTACCTTCCATCCAAAATCAGCATCTACAATATATTCATACCCTTCAAAAAAATCAATGTCTAAAAATCTATCTCTCCATACCTTTTTATAGTTAATCCTATTGCTTTCTGGGATATCTAGGACTATTGCATTAAGTTGTTTATTGATCTTATAGTCTGCTTCATTTGTATTTGATGAGGCATCATACATTAATTCTCCATTTTCGTAAATCTTGTATAGATTATGTACCTTTTCGTCTAAAAGAAGTTCGTCTGTTCCTGATCCAATAAACTCTTTTTCTTTTCTAATGAAAGAAAATCCATCTGTATGAGAGTCAATTATGTATCTGGCAAGTCTTTCATATTCAACTATATTGTTTCTTTCTGTAGTTGTAAGTCCGGATGTCTTTCCGTATATCTTTAGCCCTGTAGTATCTATGTTGCAATATGGTCTTAGTATTTCAATGTTTGTAATATTAACAATATCTTGGGTAGAGTCTTTAACTGTGGCTACCAATGAGCCTGTGTATGTTAAGTAGTGATCTGGCATTACAAATGATACTATGCCTGATCCGTTTGCTGCAGCACTTGCTGAGTAAGATTGTGAGGTAATTAAATCGTCTAATTCTAATTTATAATTTGAACTTGCTGTTAATCCAGAAAATGATGCAGATAAACTTGTTGTGTTATTCAATCTTAAAAGTTCCATGTGCACCTCTATTTAATTATACTATAAATAAATAAGAGGGGAACATTTCTGCTCCCCTCTCTAATCAATTGTTAAGGATATTATCCTTGAGCAACTGCGATTGCGTCAGTTTCTTCGATTTGAACGCCGAAACGTAAGAACACAGTATATTCTACTGTATCTTTCTTAGGTTGGAATTCGCGATGAACTGTGATGTCTCTTTGGAAACCCCAAATTCTATTTTCAGGGAATGTCAAAGTTACACGGTTTGCAGGCATCAATGGAACTTCCAGTAATGGAAGACCTAATACACGGTACTGGATTGGAGCACCAAGTATTTGTGGTTCTTGACCAGCAACAACACGCTCTACGATTCTTTCGCTGTTCAGGTTACCTGAAGAGCCAAGACCGTTGATGATGTTAGATACTGTTTCTGTGTCTGCATAGAACTTCATTGCTGCACGTGAAGCACGATATTTACGAGGCATTGCAAGCACAAGTGCTTGTAAGTCTTCGATATCTGTACCGAATGTTGCAGTGTTTGTTGAAGTGTTTTCCTTTGCTGTGAAACCTTGAAGGATGTTTAGGAACGCATTTGATCCTGTACCTGTTCCGTTGATTGCTAGATCTTCTAAATCATTTGCAAACGCACGTGTCATGGTACGAACTAAGTGGTCTTCTAAACCTGCTCCTTCTAAGTTATCTTCCAATGCTTCTGTTGATACTTCCCAATCAAGACGAATCTTCTTTGTTGAAAGTTCAACCTTTGTGAAAGTTACGCCAGCGTTTGTGTAAGTTGCATCTGCTTGTGCAGCGGCACGGATTACTCTTTCGCCTACGTTTAACTTTTCAAGTTCTGAAGCGTTTGTACGCATTGTTACTCTGCGTCCATCTCTTGCAAGAACTTGTTGTTCGAATATGTATTCGATAAATTGGCGTGATTGCTCAGGAGCAAGAATACCGCCATCATTACCAGCGGCACCTGCGACACCAAGGTCTCCTGCGGCTGGGGTGCTTACACCTCCAATACCACCAGAAACGATAGATCCTGTAGCAGCAGCCTTTTCTAAAATTTCTTCTGCCATAATTATTTCACCTCCCAGTGAATTTAACGATATAGGTCAGCGGAATTGAGGAAACGCCCGCCCCACATCGATCCTTTTCTTATTTGTGTTTCCTGAACGACCCCGCCGAGGTCGCCAGACTTACGGATAGCGGTGTCATCTTCTAGTGAGTCGACACGCTTTCCAAACTCATCAACATTGTTTTTTACTTTTGTAATTTCCTCTTTTGCGGAAACAATGCTTTTTTGTAGTTCTGTCATCTTTTCATTAAGTGACTTAACTGTTGCCACCAAGTCTCCAAGTGCTGAAGCAACTGTATTTTGAACCTCGTCAATAGATTCTTGTACTGTATCTACAGCCTTTGCCAATTCTGCGTCTTCGCTATCTTCGGCGGGAGTGGCGGCATCTTCTGCTGGTGCATCTTCTGCTACTACTTCTGCTGGAGCAACTGCTGCTTCTGCTGGTGCATCTGCGGCTGGTGCTTCTGCTGGTGCTTCTTCTGCACTATCAGATTTCTCAATGTTTTCTTCGGTAGCAACTTCTTCAGCGGCTGGTGCGTCTGCTGCAACTTCTTCAGTTACGGCTGGTGCATCTGCGGCTGGTGTTTCAACAACTTCTTCTGTTGCTGGTGCTACTTCTACATTTTCTTCTGCCATATTATTCCCCTCCTTATCAGGATTTTCAGCCTTGGTTATTTTTTCACCAAGTCTAATTTTCTGTGATTTCAGTAAACCTTTTACCACAGAATTCTTTTCAGTATCATTTGATTCTACAAAGCCTATATTTATCATGTGTTTTTCACATGATGGGCAAGCGGAATCTTCTTCTTGAGAAAGTCTTACTAGAGAATCAGATTCACACCAATAAACATTTTCAAGATCTACTTTACTAATAATACCATCTATTTTGTTACTACCGTCTGCTATTTTTTCAATTGATACAATATTTGCAAATTGATTAGCAGGATTATCTACCAATGAGAGTTCGTGGAGGTCATAGTCTTTAATAACCCTAATTGCTTTATCCATCTTGGAGTCATACATTTCTTCAGAGTCTTTGATGCTACCACCAATAGAAAAGCCAGAAAGAGTACCATCAAGAACCTTTTCCCAGGTATCTTGGGCACCTTTTGATATATATGCATTTACGAATACTCCATTATAAAATTTGTCTTCTTCATTATTATAGAAAGTATCTGATTTAAATGATACTACTCTACCCACCGCTATAGGCATGTGCATTTCACGTAGGTTGCCACGGAATCTTTCAAAAGCCTTAATGCTAACATCTGTTGGGACAATGTCTGATTGCTTGTCAATGTTATCAAGAGTTGCGAAACCAGAAACTGTGCGTTTCTCTTTGTCTACTTTTGCAATTGGCATTGACAACTTTATATTGTTATCTTCTGAGTGCCAAAATGCTTTAGATAAATTAGTCATTCTACCTCTATTATAATTAGTCTTTATAGGTACTTATAACATTATAACAAATTATTGCTGTGCTCTTCCTTCACCTTGAGCATTTCGCCCAGTTGCGGTGGAGGTAGAGTCAGAAGCATTATCTGTTCTTTGTTGATCTCTATTACGATTTCCACTTGATTGGGCGACTTGTTCTGCTCTTGCTTGTGCACCAAGAACAATGGGGTCAGAGCCTCCAGATCTAAGGGGATATCCTAATCTTTCACGAACTTCATTTGGGACGACTACCTGCATACGTAGGTATCTCTCATCTATTTGACTTTGAGTTTGCTCGTCTGTTAATGTTAGTTCATTGAATTTAAGGGCAAGCATATCTGTCTTTTCCTTAACAATCTTGTTAATGGTTTTTTCCAGATTTCTTTGTGCTGGTCTTGCTACTTGTTCCTTAAATGTTCTATCTGCCACCAATGCTGATGCTATAGAAACTCCTGCACCGCCACCTACTTTTGAGTACGGAACTTGATGAGCCATAAGAATGTCATCACGATTTGATCTGCGATACTTTTCAAATGATCCGTCTTGAATTCCATTTTCAATTGGTTCTAGTTTAAAATCTACTTTATTGTCTGGTCCATCTCCAGGAAGTGGTATATAAAGAGTTCTATGATTTTGACCACGTAGCCCAGCCTGCATAAATCTAAAGAATTTATCCTCTGCTTCAGGGCTTAATTTTGCACCCTTTACTAATGCTATGTATCTAGGAACAGCCTTATTTTCAAAGTAATCAACATTGTATTTGCCTGCTAGTTCGTTTCCGACCATAGAGGTTGCTGCTGATACTGTATCCGGCACTCCGTAATATGAGTTCTTTGGAGAGTACTTCTTGATATGAATTAATTCATTTGGTCTATTGTCATTTGTTACAGGGTTAATATTTTTTGATTCCTGGAAATTTCTAAAATATACTACCTTTT